GTTTAATGTAGTCTGTGTTGCTACCTCTGTAGACTGTGTGCTTACAACGTGGTAGTTTAAAACATTAAGGTGCGTATTAAAGGAAACAATAAGGTCTGCTCTGCCACAGGTCTGTCCTCCATTAAATGGTGTAGTGATAAACCAATAGACTGTGTCCTCACCTCCATCCTCATAAGTACCTATGCATTTAGCATCAGCGTGCAACGGTAAGCTACCTACCTCGACAGAAGTAAGCTTCGTGTTACCGTATGACAATCTAACTGTGCCGTCATTAGAGCCTCCTGACGCCATTATCTTTACGTTAAGGGCATCAGTGTACTCTCCGTTCTTTATAAGACGCTCATCGAGCTCCTTATTCATCTTACCTTGAATAAAGTTCCTTTGTGTTGTAGCCATTATTACTTAATTGTATTACCCATTGCACGAATCTGCTGAAGCAGGCGTCCGGGATGAATGTCACTAATTCTAATGCGAGCGTTACGCAACAATGCTGTCTTCTTCTTAAGAGCTCTACGTACTACGTACTCCTGTACACCTAGCTTAGAATCTAAGATAGAGTATGTGATGTATGCGTATAGGTACTCTTCGAACATCTTGTTAACTTGGATAAGAGAGTTGTCACCTCCTTCCATACCATCTGAAATGTATTCAACTAAGCAAGTCTCACCACTCATGCCTGACGTAAAGTTAATTACCCCTCTAGCTTTGTCAATAGTAAACTGTGGATGCTTGTTAGAATATATAGCATCAGAGCCTGTCCCTGATTGGAATAGCTTTACTCCTCCCGCTAGCTCTAGCTCTGAGGTCTCCTCGGTTAGTATACCACCGTTAGCTACGTCTAAGTTTAGCTGACCGTTATCTTCTTGCAAGTATGATGTTGCACTCAACAACTGAGTGTTCTGTTGTAGTGGGTATAAGATACCTCCTCTCACTAGGGATATACGTACATAGTTTACGTAGTCCAAAGGCAAGACAAAGCGTAGAGAGTCTGCGACCTCTAGTTCCATGGTTTTAATTTCCTTGAATGCATCGTAGTTAAGTTCCTGTATCGCACGCTTGGCGTGGAATAGAATCTTGAAATTCTCAACGTTGTTAACTAAGGAAGTATTCCCCGTGTACATGAGCTTGTAGTTACGTACCACATCCTCAAGTCCCACGTACTGATACTCTCCCCAATTGCTATCCGTTGGTGCAGCACCTCCGTTAGCGTAGTATTCATACTCTGATAGATAAGCCATTATTTAGTCTTGTTAGTCTTGCGTTGTTCTTCTTCCTTGTCTGCAGTCTCTACCACTTTAATTTCGCGGATAGACATACCTGCCATTTGTAATATCTTATTGATTAACTCGCTCTCCTCTGAAGGACTGACTTCGAAGTCTTGGAAATCTGTAGCACTACCATTAAACAATGGTTCACCATTCCCGAAAGAAAGGTACGTCCATTTAGGTTCAGCAGGGTAGCGTACGTATTTAGCCTCTAAGTTACCTGCACCTACAGTAGCAGGATAGGTAGTAAACGTTCCGTTGTTCTCTGTGTATACTGCTGAGCTAAAAGAAGGAGCAGTTAAGTTAGAAGCAACCAATGCTCTTACCTTACTATTACTAATCCTTGTAGCTCCTCCTACGAACATCCCTGCGTCGTTCAATAGGTCTAGTCCCATAATCATATAAGCCTCATCACCTGTAGTAGTTAGGGATGGAGCGAAGTATCCTCCTGCAGGGTTAACTGTTAGAGCGTTCGTTACGTGGAATGTGTCTATGTCCTGTTCAATCTTCTCTACTAAATCTGCGTAGTCTGTACCTGCTATCCTTTGGTTGGTGAAGTTCACCGCCTTGTTAAAGGAATAGAAGTAAGACTCGAACACCTCTAGCTGTGCTTGTCTAGCGTACATGTTGAAATCGTCGGGACTGATATACCCGTAGTTGTTTTTATTCAGTACACTGAGTACAGTCTTCCTTACGTTGTTAATCATTTGACAAAGATACAACAAAAAAGGAGAACCGTTTAAGATTCTCCTTCCTGTTTATATATATTTTTTTAATACCTAGAGAGCTAACAACTTCTCTAGTGCTTCAAACTGCTCTAAGCCTTCGTCTGACTTAAAGTAAGCTTGGACTGCAACGTTCTCATCTTCACCGAATGGTATGGTTAACATACGCTTCTTGTTAGATGGTGTGTTGAAGTATACTTCTTGCTTGTTACTTCTCCAAGATAGAATCTTGTTGTCGAAGAACTGAGCGATAGTTCCATTGAACTGTAACTGTGGGTCAGATACAACCTGTAAGAAAGCTTGTGCATCACGCTTAGCGAATACTAAGATGTCACGCTTAAGCTCTGACGTAGTCATAACTGATGTGTCTTTGTTAAAGAGGATACGACCTACGGTCTCCATCATCTCTGTTGTCAAGGCGCGAGCCTCAATCAATGCGTCAACCTGAACGTCTAAGGCTTCAACCTCAGCTTCTGCAGTCTTCTCATTGTTTACTTCCTCCCATTTGATATCCTTCTGTGGATGTAGAGATAAGAAGTGTTGAAGAACTTGGTTCTCCTTTGGTACGTGCAATAGACCATCAACAAATACAATCGGCTCGAGTACTACGTTCCCGTCCTGCTCATCTACAAATGGAGAACGTTGGTTAGTAGCGTAACGTAGCTCACGGTTGTATCCTGTCTTCTCATCGAAGTGAAGAAGCGAATGACCTTTGCTATTACGTGAAGGGATTGTTAATGAAAGAGGAGCGCGGCCTCTAGTTAAACGGTACTGCTTGTCAGTAAACTTTGAATTACTCATGTTATTAAATTAGATTGTTGTTAAATTACAAGTGCAAATATACAACGGAATTATTAAGCATAAAAAAAGGGAGACCAATGGCCTCCCCTTTCTCACTATAGAACTATGAATTAGTCAGTGAACAACATGAAGTTGTTAGCACCAAGTGTACAGATAGCTCTCTCGCTTAGGAAGTTAACTTCCATTGCATCGAGGTCGCTAGTAGCTGCTCCACCTGCTGAACCTGTAATCCAAGTCTTCATCTTACGGTCCTCAGACTGAGAAGCACGGTAACGTACGTGTAAGAATGGACGCTTAGCGTTCTTACCAATTACTTGGTCGTATACAGAAGTAGTTCCGGCAGGAACTAAAAGACCTGTTACGTTATCAGAACCTAGGTTTCCTCTCATTGTTGGGTCATTTAGGTATTTCCAATCTGTCTTGTGGAAGTCGTAACCTCTACGGAAAGATGTGAATCCTAAGTTCAACGCCATGTCCTTGTCGTTATCAAACATCCCGTAAGCTGCACCTGATGCAACAGACTGAGCTGCTAAGATATCATCCAAGTTGAAAGACTCAGCACGGTTAAGGAAAAGAACGTTCTCCTCAATTGCACCTTGTCCGTCTAGACGAGCAACGATAGTGTCAACGTCAGCAATGTTAGTCATGAGACCACCACTCCATACGTTTCCACGTGTTGATACTGCATGGAATACTCCATCAGAACCTTTTGAACCTGCTACGTTAGAAGCTGCAACTGCTGCTGCACCTGAACCTGCTGCTGCAGGAACCGCCTCAATCATTGCTGTCTCTAAGTAATCCTCGAAACGAAGACGAGTCTCGTGCTCTGACTTCATGTACCATAGGTAACCTGAACCTCCGTCAGTGTCAACCTCTACCCATCCAATCTGAGCCATATCAGAACCACTTACAGTGTACTTGTCCTTAATGATGATTGGAGAGTTCTCAAAGATTTGGATGTCAGCTTCGTTAGAACCTTCCATTCCTACTGTACCTTTCTTGAACTCAGAACCGTAGATGAATAAAGTCAACGTAGCTGTTGCTGCGAAAACCTGTCCATCTGCTTCGTAGTAAGCTACACCGAAAGAACCTGCAGAAGTATCTACTGAAGTTACAATTCCTTTGTTGCTTCCTGTTCCTGCGTTGTCAGAAATCATGACAGTCTGTCCTTTACGGATAGCGATGCCTGCTGTTACTGTATCAGATACAGTGATAGTAGCTGTGTCAGCTGCTGCTGCAGCGTCAGATGCACAGTTAACGTACTTCGTGTGAAGACGTCCCTGCTCAGTCCACTTAATCAAATCTGAAGCCGAAGGTATCTCAGCACCTACTAGACGTAGGAAAGAAGATACAGAACGGTTTCCGTAACGTTCGAACTCTTGCTCGTAAGTATCAGGAAGATACTGTGAGAGGAAGTCCATGTCAGCAATGTAATTGCTAGCTAGAGCTACTTGCTCATGTGAAGGTGTAAGAGCTACACCTCCTGCGTTTAATGTTCCCATTATATTTTATATATTTAAAAAATTTACCCAAAGCCGGGTCAGCATATTAATTACTATATTTCTTGGACTTAATCTTCAAGCCACTACCATGTGTGGTAGGTACAGCTCGAACCTTAGCTCCTCCCTGTGTTGAGACTTCAGGTGCGGTGCGGGTACTCATGTTAATGTTTTTTGTACTACGTATCACGCCATCCTTAGCCTGAGCTTGTCCCTGTTCAAAAAAGAACTGAGCAAACTTCTCAGGGTTCATTGCAACAGCAAGAGCCTTATGGTATCCGGGTGCGTCGTTAATCATGCCGTCTTCATCCATGTACTTATTAATAAAGTTCATAGGTGTAGCCTGCGCTTCTTTTAACTCTGCTGCCGTACCAACATTGAAGTTCAAGTTCACATCCTCTCCTATCTTAAATTCAAAACCTTTGAACTCAGAAGAGAATAGTGACTCAGTAGCTGAAGAGAACGCTTGTCCTCTCAACTCATTTGCCTCCTTTGTAGTCTCTGCATCTGTAATAGATTGCTTGTAAGCCTGTAGTCCCTCACTGTCTTCAGCAGACATAGCCTGTGCCACCTGTTCGGTAGGCTCGCTATACATCTTAGCTTGCTCAGTAAAGTAATCCTTGGCCTTAGCAATCGCCTTCTTCTTTGCTCTCTTAACCTTGCGAACGTCTGCGTCCTCGTCGGTGTCTTCGTCATAAACAAATTCCTCCATGAGGTCTGCTATGTCTTCGGCATCCAAGTCAGTCTCTGTATCAACAAAGTATTCCTTGAGTAAAGAATCACTGTCCATAGAATCTAGGTCTCTATTTAATTTTAGATAGTCCTGCATTCCACGTCCTGTGGTATTTTTATATTGTAAGTAAGCTTTCACATCATCCGACAATTCAACTGCGTCATCTGAACTCTCAGCGACTTGGTTGAAATCATCTAACGAATCAGAAGTCTTACCATATTTATTGTTTAGAAAAGAAAGAACGTCTTCATCTGAAATGCCTGACTCCACGATTGGAGCTTCTTCCTCAGAAGTATTATCGTTGTGTGTAACAACTGCTTCATTCTCTGTTGACTCAACAACGGGACTCTCACCCTCTGTGCCTTCATGCTTAGCTTCTGCTTCTGCGATTAGGACTTCTTCTACCTCAACATTTGACTTCGTGTTAGGGCCATCTACTGCTTTTACTTTAAATTCCATTATATCAATTATTTAATTATACTGCAAAGTTACTACAATCTACTCATTCTTTATCGAGGATTAAATTCGCTCAAGTCGAAACCATCAAGTGAGTCTTCATTAGACTCGAAGTTGACGGGTGGTAAATTATTCTTACGTTGGTCTATTAGTTTAGACTGCTCAGTCGAGGCTTGGCTAATTCTCTTAGACTTAGCATCTTCCTTGGACTTATCCTTAGCACTGACAGATTCGTTACCTAACTTAGCTAGCTGCATTTGGAAATCAAATTCCTTCTCCATCAAAGTCATCTTAGCTTGAACCTCGACCTGAATCTTATTCAAAGCAATCTCACTTTCCATCTGTACAATCTGTAGCTTAGCCTGAGTCTCCGCATTGGTCTTAGCCATTGCTGCCTCTGCTGACATCTGTTGTGCTGCCTGCTGAGCCTGTGCTTGCATAGCTTGGTTCTGCATTGCAACCTGCTGCTCCTTATCTTGCTTAGCTACACGCTTAACCTTTAACAGTTGGTTAGCTAGCTTAAGATTCTTTAGCTCTCTGATATCAATAGCATCCTCTAGGTTTATATCCTGCTGAGATAAAGCCATAGTGATGTTAGCTTCGAGCTGTGCTCTCTGCTCCTCATCAGGTGCTACTTCAATAAAGATACCGAAGTCATAGATGTATAGGTCAGACATCTCACGAAGGATAGATACATTGTACTTACCAATCTTGTTTGCGAAATCATCTGCAAAGTCTGCGAACTCTAGAATGTCTGCTACTCTCATAGAGATAGCTTCTGCTAGGCTTCTGTATATGTAGAGACTACCATCAAGGATATGTCTCGTTGCTGTGTTAGAGTTTAAAGCTGCGAGCTTCTGAACTCCAACTAGCGCATGTGGGTCGGGAGTACCGTCTCGTGCCTCGTTCAGTCCGGTGACTGACCTTATCATTCCAAGGTAGTGATTGTAGCTACTGATGAGCATCTGCGATTTACTTGCTCCCGACGACGATGTTAACTGTGTGATAGGAGTCTTACCGTGGTTAAACTCTCCATCCATAGTTGAGCTTCTACCAATAACACTTCCTGTTTGGAAGTATAAGCGTAGAGCTTCTTGTGGGTTGTATGCTGCACCATTGCCTAAGTCAACTTCGTTGAGGCCGTCAGCATCTATGTACACTCCGTCAGGTACAGTACGTGAAATCACTTGCTGTAGTTTGAGGTGTGTAATCTGAATAAGGTCTGCAAAAGGAATCATTCTCTTAACTAGAGATTCAATCTTTCCTTTGTACATACGTGGAGCACAAGCAACGAAGTTAGACATTGCGTGCTGTGAAGAAGACTTAGGACGAACCATGTTCTCCTCTAGCTTCCATGAAATAATTTTGTTAGTACCTAGAACCATTACACCGCTGTACCATACATCGATAGTCTTAGTTACCTTCTCGAACTTACCGTCTTCCATCATCTCTTGAGGAGGGTTGAAGTTCTCGTCCTTTTCAATCATACGAGTTCCACCGTTATCTAACGACTTCTTCTTGTATGTGAATGTCTTTGTAGTCTTGTAGTTGAAGTACATGAGAGAGACTGTGTCTCTAGAGAATGTATCACCATCCATCTCACCTGCCTTACCGTGAAGGTTGTGCCATGCTGTACCTGACTGCTGTATAGACTCTAGTCCTGCGTTGTCAATACTCGGGTCAATCTTTCTTATCTCTGTTAAAGGAACAGTCTTAACCTCTCCCCAATAGAAACAATCCTTAAAGTGTGGGTCTTCTGTATAACTGTATACAACGTTAGCAGGGTCTACGTATTCAATCTCAACTCCTGAACCGGGTAGGAAGTCGTGCTTTGCAACAGCAACTCCTAGTGTAGTCATGTCGTAGTCTAAACGCTTACGTACATCTTCATACTTATTCTCAGCGAATACAGTTTGAATAGCTTCCTCCTCAGCAATCTCAATAGCAGGCTTATAGTTAAGCTGCATGTATAGTTGTAGCTCCTCATCATTAGTAGGCAACTCTTCTTGTGGCATAGAGAAGGGGTCCATTCCTGAACCCTGATGTATGGTCTCTAAGATATCCTTAGCAACCATCTGTCCTTCAACCATGTCTTGATACTTT